GTAAAATGGCTTGTTTGCATACAGCAGGAAATCCAGTTTTTCAAGCCCAAAAAGATAAGGGGCGGATTAATCGAGCTAGATTTTATATGCAAGATAGAAGTAAGTTTATGACACAACTTACAAGGGAATTGACAAACTTTGTAAAGTGGTGTGATAAAAATAATAAGATTGGTGTAGTGAGGTTGAATACAACTTCAGATATATCATGGGAAAACTACAATTTATTTGAGAAATTTCCTATGCTAAATTTTTATGACTATACCAAAATACAAAAAAGAGCAATGAAATTTGCGAGGGGTGAATACCCTCCGAATTATCACTTGACTTATAGTTTAAATGAAGATAACTATAAACAAGCAATGGAAGTGTTAAACAATGGCGGAAATGTGGCGGTAGTATTTCGTAAAGATTTACCGCAAAATTTCAATGGGTATAAAGTTATAAATGGTGATGAACACGATTTAAGATACCTAGATGAAAAAAATGTAGTAGTAGGATTAAAAGCCAAAGGCAAAGCCAAAAAAGATACAAGCGGATTTGTAATGGAGTAAAAGAATTCTTTTAGCTAAAAAGATAGGTGTTATTGGTGTCTCGATTATTGACCGCCTAAAGTACAAGGGCAAAAAATAAAATTGGAGGGACTTAAATTTTCCAGTCTCGCAATGGTTGTGCGAGTAATCAAGCCAAGCACCGCAAAAAAATTCTTGACAAATAGTTAGGGATGAAGTACAATTAAACAAATAAAACTAATGGAGGTTAATATATGTTTAATAAATTAATAAACAAAGTGAGAGTATATGCTTTTCATTTTTGGAATTTCCAGATGAGAGGTATTAAACCAACACGATATAGAAAAAATGCCTATGTAAATAATGGG